GGATCAGACCAGCCGAAGCTGTAACGCTCGCGGCGCTTGTACCGTACGTTGCCGGTATCGAAATCACCATCCATTGAGTTTTGCAACGGAGTACGCTCGAACATCTTCAGGCCGTTTGGCACGTCCGTCAGGATGTAATAGCCGTGGGTGTCAGTCAAGAAGTGGTTCACTTTGAACCCTTCCGAAATCGTTCCCATCGACTTCAGAGCGTTGATGTCGTTGTCCGAGGTACCAACACGCAGCTCAGTGTCAAGCAGACGCTTGGCAACGAACATTTGGTTTGGTGGGACAACAAGTTTGCGGGGTTTCGCAGCGATCAACAGACCACGCTCATCCGTCCAGCCAGCAATCTGAATCGTCGCCGCTTCCAGCGAGGTTTCGTTGAGGTCAGGTGAGGTTGAGAACGTGTTGCTGTTCGTACCGCCAGAAACTAACGGGTGAGCAGTCGAGAACAAGGACTGTCCGTCACCACCAACATACTGGGCATTGAACCCGTTATTGATGATAGCAGCAGCTTTGACTTGCTTCGTATATGCCATAGCGCGGGCCAAAGCCTTCGTATAACGCTTGGAAAGCGAGTCGTACAAGTTGTCTTCAATCGCTTCTTCAGTGATCGAAAAGCCCAACGCGATGGTCTCGTGGTTGTAACGAGCAGTCCATGCTTCTTGCGCGTTATCGTACGCAATCGCTTGACCTTCGTTTTTCACCGGAGCCGCGTTAAAGCCCGACAGCTTGGTCTCTTCTTCAAAAGAACGCTCTGAAGTTTCCACTTCAAATAATTCTTTATGCTCTTCGCCATAAGAGGCGTACTCCAGACCGAACAAAGCGTTCAAGCCGGGGAGTAATTCCTTCAATAGTTGTGCGCGTGAAATTGCCATGTTTATTTACTCCCTATTACACGCCAGTCGCGTTCTGGTAGCTGTGATATCCAGCGTTCCAGCCAACGATGACTTCTGGATAACCAGTAAAGCTAAAGTTCACAGCCGAACCTTGAGCAGTTGACACTGCCTTGTTGATCGTGACCGTGGTTCCGTTTACAGTGGTTACATAAGTGTTGCTACCGACGGTGATGCCGGGGCCGTTGACAGCCATACCCGGAAGGATAGCGGAGTTCGCTGCCGACAAGGTAATGGTGGTGCTACTGGAAGTAGCCGACTGAGCAACCGTGACCGCCGTATCAGGAACAACCTGAACGATACGGAAAGGAGCAGAAGTCGTTAACGGAGTGATGCTAGAAGTGCTAGTAGCAGAGGCGCTAATAGCGACACCAGCAGTCGAGTCGCCAGTCGAAGTCGAGCCAGCGCCGGGGATGTAATAGGCGTTCGATCCAATGTACGCATTGTTTACGTATTGGATAGTCGTGCCTTGAGTTGCACCGCCAGAGAGGACTACGCAACGGAACAGAGCTTGTGGGTCATCAACCACGTAGCCTTGCGCGTCGGGAGCAGAAGTGCTCGCTTGCCAGTATTGATAACGGTTTTTGCCATAGATTGGGCCGCCGGTCGTGCTGTATTCACAACCAACGAAAATACCAATCGTACCAGCAATAGCCGAACTATCGTTATAGCTAAAGCCAGAAGCAACCAAGTTACCAATGTTGTTACCGGTACCAATCTGGACAACGTCACCGTTGAACAAGCTGGTGCTATAACCGTTGACAATCGGGAACATCCGGGTCGAACCAGAGTACACGCGACCGCCCAACAGGTTAACCGGTTTTAGCCCGTATGGGGCCGAAACAATCGGATATGCCATTGAAGTCTCCTAAAAAATTAAAAATTACTTCCCACGTCCAAAGGAGACCGTAGATTTCTTTTCAGTGAACATATCCATGTTCGATCTACCATCTCTTTCCCGCAGGAAACTATTGTCTACACCATCCATCTGAGCTTTGTTCATATTGTCGTAGTAAGCACGACGCTGTTTCACTCGCTCTTCAGGCATCTTGCACAAAAGCAAACCACCAATCTCAACGCAATCTTTAAACCGACTGTTCGGATTTTCGTCTGCCAAGTGCATAATTTCTGGAACATCAGAAGCCTTTACAGGTTCCCAACCTTCCCTAAACCTTGCGGATACGTTAGTAGGGTCATTAGCACCCATATAGCTAATCCGGATATACTTGAACTTCCAGCCCGGTACGGGATTCGGCTCAGGTAATAATTGTGGCGGTGCCCAACTCTCTTCACGAGCGGTTGCGTTCCGATTTTCTAACTCACGAGCTTGATGATTCTCAGCCATTTGTGTTCTCCAATTTCAGTTTTTCACGGGCATACGCTTCAGGGGTCAATCCTAATCTTTTTGCAATTGCGGCTTCAGAGGCCGTGATACGGACTTGCCTAGAAGAACTTGTAGACCGTGTTGCCGGAGCAACTACAGTGCTGATCTTGCGGGCAGGTTTTTCAGACTCTGACCCCGTGGTTTGCGATTCCTCATCAAAATAATCAGGAAATCGTTTTTTCATCGTCTCATCAACTCGTCGGTAGTAATCGTCGCTTCTTGGGTCGACGCCTGACCGGACTAACTTTTCATGCAGACCCAGAGCGAGGGCAGTCATCTCCTCATCTGTCCCAAACCACTCATTGTTCTGTCTCCAAGCTTCCGCTTTGGGGTCAGCAGCTACACGAGATTGTTGAGCTGGAATCTGTGGTTGATTTTGTACACTAAAATCTGACTCTTGTACAGAGGGTCTGAAGTTTGAAACTTCTTTTAGTTTCAATTTAGCGTCCGTCAAAGCCTCCTGAGCTTCCGTGAT